TCATCTCCTGGTACTCTTGTTTGTATAGTACCCGATCGGCACAAATGCCCATGCAGATTATCTCTGCACAGGCTTTGCATGGATCAATCATATCTGCCTACCGCTCTTTCTTTTCATCTGGCGGTTTCTTATGATCGCTTTTCTTGCATTTGAGTAATAAGGCCGTGATTCTTTCTCTCTTCTTCTTAATTCCTGTTCCTTTGCCTTCCAAGAAAGATACTTCTCACATCCTGTCTGACAAGCAACTCTCTTTGATCCGTGTGATCTATCTTTACAATTTAGGCACGGACAATCTCTATATGCCATTTATGTATCAACTCCTTATAATTTAGTTAACGGGCATTTCGTACATGGACTGTTATCTGCAAATAAATCTTCTCTATCATTTACAATAGTTGGATACTTGCAATAATCATCACACATCTCCTGCTTTACTTCTTCCAAGATGTCCGTTACTGTCTTCACTCTCTCATGATCCTCTTTCACGACACCCGTAAGATTCTCTGTTATTGTCATAACTCATCCCTCTCTTTCGCTGCAGCACAGAGTGACATCACTGCCACTCCTGCAACTGCTCCGATAAATAATCCGCTTAAAAATCCAATGATCATATTCTTAACACCCCTCTATTTCAAATGTAATGTTAAATTTTGCATAATCGCTCCAAGCACCAAAAATTTAATAGCGTTATAATGATCTTTTTTTATATCGTTATAAAAATACATTCCATAACACATAATCATTACTATCAACTCTATTATTTGCACCACTTTATCCATTATTCCACCTCTTTCAGTTGTTCTTCCAAACAATGTTTTAATGCATATATGATTGTATAATCTAAAGGACTAATCTTTTGCGGATCATGTTCTGCCCTATACTCATACTTAAATATCTCTGATTCTAACGCACTACTTAGCTTAATTGGTTCCAACGGATTCTCAATATCATCAAGATACTGTGTTTTCATCTTTCTCTTATATTCTCTTAGCTCTTTCAGTTCTTCCAGCCAGATTTCAAGCCGTTTATAGTTTTCCGCTTCTTTGAAAAAATCATTAGCTTCTTCGTCGTGCAGAACCGCTAATTGAGCCATGCCGTCCTTATATTTCTCTTTCACCTTACTTTTCATATATTTAGTAGCTTCTTCTAAATTCATTACTCGTTTTCCTCACTTTCTACCCCAAAGATGTACTTGAGTATTCTTTCTTTTCCTACTGCTTCGGTTAGATTTTTAATTCCCATTTTCTCCACTTCCTTAACTTTCTTTAACAAAAATGAAATTCCAACTGCTCCGGCTCTGGTTCCCACTTATCTTCCCATCTCACTCCGATGTAATCTAAGACACGTCCCCATCCGAATCTTTCTCCTGTTTCTAGATCTACACAACATCGATACATCCAGAACTCCCATTCTTTTTCATTACGATCTCTCAACATATCAAATCGATGTGGTCTTTTCTCGAGATGAACTCCGAATCCACACATCGAGCATCCTGTTCTTTGTGCTTTTGTCGTATACAGCGTTCCATCTGCTTTCCTTGCGATTTCTCCATAGATTTCTGGCACTGGCACATCAAGATCTAATGCAAGCTGTAGCAAGTCTTGTCGCAAGAATGGTGCAAATGGTGCTGATCGGATTACCGATTTCCCAAAGTAATTACATCCATGATCTACTAATGCTTCTTCTCTCTGTCCACCTTCACTTGCCATAAGTCCCAAGAATGGTGCACTATTGTTTTCTTTTGCATAAACCTCACATGGTTTTTCTTTCATGTATAGGCAGCACTTATTACTTACCTTGAATGGTGCAATCTGATAATTCACACCCTCATTCTCGTTTTCGTATCCTGCGAACAGTTGCAGCCATTTCCTTGGCAGCTTCATTCGGCTGTTCTTTGCAAAATGTCCTTGTGCTCCACATTCTCCAGTTATGATCGCATGCCTAACCGTCTTATTACGATCTGTTGGATTTTGTAACGTGTCAATTCGTCCTGCAATCTTCTTGCTTATCACTGGGAAGCCAAACTCCTGTAAGATTTCTGTCTTTGGTTTTCCTGGTCGCAATGATATTACTCCAAGTTGCTTATGTACTTTGATGATACTTTTATCTTCCAGGGATGACACTGACACCGCCGGTACGTTGATTCCTATTTTTCTCAGAAACATCATAAGTACGATACTATCTAATCCACCTACACTTACATGCGCATTCATTCCTCTACGATCAAGCTCCTGTATAAACTCTCTTGCTCTTAACTCTGCTCTTCTTACTTTTACGTCATATGGCAGATTCTGTTGTGCTGTGAAGATAGCTTTTTGTCTTTTCTTTTGCTCTTTCCAGTCATCGCTCATCTGCTTTTTTCTCCTTCTCGCAATAAATGCAGCTCTTATCACACTTGATCCGAACCTTTAACTTCTGCTGCTTGTCCGGACACAGCTTCATGTCCTTAATTGGCTTGCCTGTGATCTCACAGATATAACCTTCAAATTCTTTCTTGTTTACCATGCTGCCACCGCCTCATGTAAATGTTCTCTTAATACGTCTGCTGCCTCGTGTTGATTCTCATGCTCCAATAACTTGATTACATTCGGTAACACTCTTCGCCCTTTATCGATCACTTCCTGGTTTGATGCAATCATTTCTGCATTCATGTCGATGTTATAACGTTTCTTTAAATCAATTGCCATGTCTTCAAATGTTACAAAATGTTCTGCGTACTGATCCAGAGATACCAGGCACATGGATTTATGATCATATGCTTCTTTGAATCTTCGAAGCCTCTTTTCTCCAAAGCCTTCGCTATCTGCCAGTGCTGATAATGCTGTTGTCATGATGTTTCCATAGAGTGTTGTTGCTAGGATTTCAAAAGCTTTATCTAATCTGTCGTTGTCGATCAGAAGTCCAACTCTCAATGTTCCTCGCATCTGAAGCTCAATTCCCTTTTTTTCTGCAATGCCTAACGCATATGCCATTCCTGCCATTCTTGCTTCCTGCTCTTTATCTAATTTTCCCATCGTTATTTCCTCTTACTCGTATGATCACAGACAACTTAATTCTTTACCTGAAACAATGAATTATCCCAATCACTATCCTATTACTTTTTGCCTGATTGTATAATTCATTGCGATTCCTTGTTTGTGGTTTGCAAAATGATAATTGTAATACTGAATCTAGATCATGAAAATAAACAGAAACTTGAAAAAATATGTTTACATCGTATGATTTGTTAATAGTTACTTGAGAAATCTTAATCAGGTAAAGAATTAAGTTGTCTGTAATGGTACTCCTTTCTACTTTACATTACTGCCAATAACTTATTAATAAAGTACTGCTGCCCTTTACCAGTAACCATCGTTGTTCTTGTTATTCTTATGCTCTCGTCTGGATTTGTGATCGTTCTTTCCTTGATTTCAAACAACCCTGCTTCCATGGATTTCTGCGTTGGCATATTTTTGCTTGATCCACCTTTGATCAGGTATCCATTATTTCTCAGGTATGCGAACAATCTATTCTGACCTGTGTGCACTCCGTTTTGCCGAAGAATCTTAGCTAACTCTCCAATCAAGATAGATGTATCGCTCGTGGACACAGCATCGGCAAACGCTTCCTTTGGTTTCATTCTCTTGTTATCTTCTAACAATGCAGCATTATTACTCTGTAGATCATTTATTGTCTTTTGAGCTTCTAATACTGCTAACGCTAGCAATTCCTTTCCTTGTGGGATATGATCTGCAATGATTTGCTCCATCGTGTGAAATCTATCAATATACTTTGCTGTAAACTCGGTTCCTTTAATTCCTGTGAGTTTATGAGCGATAAATTCACAGCCTTTCTTTGTGATCTGGTAACAAGGTCGAGTTCGATTGTTATTATCTACATATGTTGATTCATTGAAAAATTCGTCGTGTCCAAGATTGGACTGTGCTAATTGATCAATGTATTCTCTTATGTCTCTCATCAGTTTGTTATGTGCTTTACCTACCATCTCAGCAACTTCAACACTACTGATTGTCTGTTCAATCCTATCCATACACTATGTCATCTCCTAACTGTTTCTTTAACAACTGCTTCTCCAGATTCTCGTAATCACAATCTTTGACTTCTCGCTGTGTAAAATTGTGTATAGTTTCTTCTTTCTTTGGTTTCGGTGTTGATTTCTTCCGTTTCTTTGATGTAGGGAAGAAACTCTTATATCCTCCACCAAATGCTTTTCTTACAATGCCCAACTTATCAGAATCATTCTCAGCCAGAGAATCTAATTCTTCTTTCAAGGCATTGATCTGTTCTGCAGATAATGTTGGTCCAGTATGATTCCTCATATCAAGATAAAGACAGAACTCTCTGTTCAGATCTGGATCGCTATAATATATATTTTTATTTACTTTACTTTCCTTTTGTCGTTTTTCTGTTGCAGAAATATCTTTTTCTGTTGCAGAAATATCTTTTTCTGTTGCAGAAATGCTATTTTGTGGTGCATTTAATAAAGGTTGACCGTTTTCATCAATCAACCAATATTTACTTCTATCGACTTTGTTCCTAACAGTCACTTCTTTATAGCGTCGCTGAACTCCAACAGAGGTAATAACATTTTGATTCAGGAGGTCTTGATCGAAAAGACCTATCTCCGCACAATAATGAATTACTTGTAACACAAAGTCTTTTTTCTTTACCCAGCGGTTACCAATGGTTTTGATTATTTTTACCGCTAACTGCTCCATTTTAGGCACTTCCAGGTAATATCCTTCATGATAAATCATGCATAGAACAACATCATAGATGGTCTGCCCTAATGGACCATACTCGTTCATCAGATCCATGATGTTAAAATCGTCGTAATAATCGACATCTTTAGGAAAGTAATCTAGTCCTGTTTTGGGTTTACGGCCCACTTTAAGAACACCACCTTCCGTTTATGGTTCTTTCGCTGCATTGCAGCTTCTACATAACAATGCTAAATTATCTTCTTTGTTTAAATCTTTGTATGGAAGTCTCTTTTGTGCAAACTGAAGAACAGATACAAC